AATGCGGGATCAGTTCGAGGTTCATGCCGACCCGGTCGATGATCTTGAACATCGAGAAATCTCCGAGCAGCATGATCTTGGTCCCGTTCACCACGGTGGCGCTCATCGTCGACAGTTCGTTGACGGCGTAGCCCAAGAGCCTCAGGCCGGTGTTGCCGTTGCCGCCGTCCGATGCCGGCGAGTTGCCGATCAGCTCACCGATGCGGAGCCACAACTGCGCGCCACCTGCGGTGTCCAGCGCCCGGATGATGTTGAACATCGCCCGGTTCGCCACGAACTGTGCACGTGGACGGAACCTCGGCGCGAGCGCCGCTTCCAACGCGTACAGGTTCGCTGCGGTGATCGTCAGCCCAGTCGCTGCGGCCGTAGTCCCGGTGGCTCCGGTGACCACACCGAACGGGTTCGGCGGTGTGCCGTTACCTGTCGCGAACGCCGTCGCCTCTTCGTCGTCCTTCGCGTCGGCGAACAGACGGGCGAGCCCGGCGTCCATGCCGGGCCAGTCACCCTCGGACTCGACGGAGAACGGCACGAACGCCTGCACACGCGAACACACGATCGCGGGCTGGGCCAGCGTCGGTGTGTTGTCGGTCGCGACCGCGGCCTCAGCAGCACGCGAGGCGGTGATGGCCGCTGCGGTCACGCCGCGCCATTCGTTCGACCCGACGATCGACTCGACGTTCGCGATCGCGCGCAGCGGGTTCACCACTGAACTCGACACCGGGATGATCGTCGGGTCGAGTGTGAAGGTGATCGGGATCCCTGTCGTACCGAGTGAGAACGCACGCTGTTCCTCGTTCGTCATCGGCACGCCGGTCATCCACTTGCGGAAGGCTGCGCGATACTGCGGTGAACCGGTCTTCAGGATGCGCCGCGCGAGCGACCCATCGGCGGTGTCGTACTCATCGAGGAGGCGGGCGATGTGGGTCTGTGCCCGTTCCTGGCCGATGACCTCGGGGAAGTGGGCGATCTCCACGGCGCGCATCGCGCGGTCGCGGTATTCCTGCTTCCCTCGCTCTGGGTTGTCCAGGTCGATCCGCAGCGCGGTCGTGTCATAGATGTCGCGCTCTTTCAGGCTGGGGCGTTCTGTCCGGATCTCGGGCACCGCAGCCTGGGTTCTCTCGGAGTCCGTCGCCATCGCGGCGACGTACTTCTGGCGCTTGTCCAGTTCGGTGACGCGTCGGTCGATCTCTTCGTTCGTCTCGACGAGACCGGCGTACTCCTCGCGAACGTCGTCGGGGAACGGCAACCCGTGGTGTTCTTGATCCAGGTCGGAGATCCGTTCCTTCACCGACTTCTGGTGGCTCACGAGCTCCTCGATGGAACGAAGCTCGTTCAGGTCTGCGACAGCCATAACAGGTACTCCTCTCGGGTGCGGAACTTCTTCGGGGTCGCTGGCGGGGCCTTGGATGGCTTCGCCGGGGGCGTGAGTGAACGCTGGATCAGCGCAGCGAGATCGTTGGGGTGGTCCTTGACCATCTGCGCGAGTTCTTCGTCGAAGTCGTGGGGGCGGAACTTGTCGGTGAGCGACCGGATAGAGGCCGTCGCGCCTGCGAATGCGGGGAACGTCACCGGCCCGAACTCAGGCACCCGCGCTCGGATGATCGTGCGCTCGGGGATTCCCTCGGGGTTGTGCTCGGAACGCTCCGGGCTGCGCACCACATCTTCTTCTTCGACGTGGAATCGGTAGGACGCGCCGTAAGCGCCGGCCCGCAGGCCGCTCATCACCAGCGGCGGGATGCCATCGAACGTCGGGACTTCGTAGTACGGCCCTTCGTCGTCTTCTCGCAGCACGGTGGGAACGCCGAGGATCTGATCGCCGAGCGACGGATCGTTGCCGTGGTTCAGCGTGACCTTGGGCGTCATGCGCTTGAACGACTCTTCGTAGGCACCGGGCGCGCTGCGCTCCATGAACCGGCCCTCGAATACCGAGTTGATCTCGGTCCACTCGCCGAACTTCGTGAAGTGCCCGTAAAGGACTGGACCGCCATCGGACACATCCCGCACTTCGACTCCGGGGTAGATGGCGCGGAACAGGTCTTCGCGTGGGAATGCGGTCTCCGTGCTCATGGAGTCACCTTGGGCGGCGCGTCTAGGACCTTGCCGTTCGAAGGCGGCAACGCGGTGGTGCCGGGAGGCTGCAACTGCACGCTGAAGAGCCCGGAGTGCTTCAGCTTCGTCCAGTCGTCGGCGTTGACCGCGGTGACGATGGAGTCGGCTTCGTACCCCGCGTCGATCAGCGCCTTGATCGTGTTGGCCTGGATCTGCTGGATATCCGCTGCGTCCTTCTCGTCCTCACGCAGGAACGCGATGTCGCGCAGGTCGACCGCGAGTTCGCAGCTCTCGGGCACGTCGATGATGTTGGCGAGCGAACCGGCGACGTTCCTCCACAGCGGACGGAGACATTTGTCCGCGGTCAACCGGCGTGCGGCGGCGAAGTTGCCTTGGTTCAGGCTGGAGCCCTGCAGACCCCCGGCGAGACCGAGGATGGCGGGGTGGATACCCGAGTCGGCGATGATGCGTTCGGCTCCGGCGTTCGAGACGGCGGTGAAATCCATCTGCTGGAAGTCCGCACCGATGGCGTGCGCCTTGCCGCCGAGCAGGTGCAGGGTCTTCCAGGCGTTGTGTGCGCCCTCGTGGTTGTCCTTGAACGTCTGAACGGCGAACTCGAACAGGTCCTTGGTGATCTCGGGGTCGTACTCGATCGTCAGGTTCACGGTCGCGCCGTTGTTGATGAACGCGCTCTTGTGCGAAGTGAACGATGAGTCGGCTTGGATCTCCCGCAGGACCGGTGTCAACCAACTCATCCCGCGATGTGGGCTCAGCGGGTCGGGGACCGGGGCGAAATGCGCGACGTTCTCGGGCAAAAGCACGACCGGGCCCTTGCCCTTGCCCGGTCCACCCTCTTGGTAGAGGTAGCCGAGCAGTTCGGCGTCCAGGTCCCACATCGTCGAATCCTCGCGACGTGACCCGTAGACGATCGTCACCCAGTCGGGACGCAGCCTGCGGAGCCTTGGGCCTTGACGAAGCGTGAACGCGTTACCCGCCATGTCGGCATCGAGCAGCATCCCGGCCATCAGGTCGCCCGTGGTGCCTGCAGGCCACGGTTCGTGCAGCGGGATCAGCGCAGCGTTACCGAACAGGTCCCCCGGGCGACCGTCCTTGAACCTGCGGAACTGGAACCGGCCCTCGCTGAACAGCGACATCCGCGCGAGTTCGCACGCGAACACCACTCCGTTGGCTTGATACGCCCCCTGGACGTAGGCAGAGAACCCTGTACCGATCGTTTCGGTGGTGCCGGTGGAGTTGCCGTACGTGGTGAGCGGGTAGCTGAACCCCATGTCGGTGAAGAAGTTCGCCCACTCGCCCCAGCCGTCGCGGGTTTCGGGCGCGCCACCGAAGGCCGAGCGGAGATAGCTGCGTAGTCCCACGAACCAAGGGTGTTGCGCGTGTCTAGGTCCAGGCCACCGCGAAGGCGCGAGGTCCTGGTGCGCTCGTCAGCATGACGTGCGCTCCGATCGCCAGCGCCATCAGCGCGTCGATGGGACGCGGCAGCGTCGGGTCTTGGACGAAGCGCCAGCCGGTCTCGGTTTCCTTCACCCGGCCCGCGAGAACCTGCGCGCGAAGCTCAGGGTCGCCGTCGTGGTGCAGCTTGCCTTCCTCCACCAGCCCGTAGAGCGTCCCGGAGGCTGGTATGAGCCGTTCCTGCGTCAACGGATACTGGATCACGGAGAACCCCTCGGCTTCGAGCATGTCCGCCGACCGAGCGAACAACTTCGACCCGTACACGATCTGGGCCGGTGCCAACTCGCGGATGCGCGATTCGACCGCCGGCAGGCTGGTTGCGGTCATCATCTCGGCGCGCACGGTCACTTCGCCCTCGTGTAGCGCCATCTTCACCAGCGCAGCGGTGTCGGCGCGGTGTCCGAGCCCCACCCCGAGCCAGAAGGGTTCGGCGAGTTCGTCCGTCGAGGTCAACGCGTCCCACTTCGCGGGGTCGACCCAGGGCTCTTCACCCTCGGTCCAGACCCCGCAGGCGAACCGCAGCCACTGCCAGGGCGTCATCGAAGGCGAATCGTGCTCCTCTGACAGCGTTCGCACCGTTCGCCAGGGTGCGGGGTTCACCAGCTTGACCAGTTGCATGTCCGCAGGGTCATCGCCCGGATCGAGGCACCACTCCAAGAACGCGAACGCTCCGTTGGGCGAGCGCACGAACGACCGCCGTTTGCGGTGGTCGCGGGTGAATCCCTCCATCTCGTAGGCTTTGCGCCGAAGTTCCCCCAAGGGAGAGGCCAACGTCGCGCCGGCGGTGGAGATAGTCACCATCCGCCCATGACGCGGCCCAAGTCCGAGGCGGAGCACGCCGTACAAGTCGCCCGTGCGGTGCCGGTGCAACTCATCCACGATCGCCAACGTCGGAAGAACTCCGTCTGCGGTGTCCTCATCGGAGGCGATGACCCGTATCCGCCCTCCATCGTCGAGCGATTGGATCTCACGGCGCATCCCACGCATGTGAGCCTGCAACGAATCCGAACGGCGGATGAACCCGAGCGCCTGCCGCAGGATGATCTCGGCCTGGTCACGCGCCGCGGCGACGATGATGCACTCCGCATCCGGGGTGATGAGCAGGTGGAAGATCGCCAGCGCCGCGATGAGGGTGGATTTGCCCGCCTTCTTGCACATGATGACCACGGTTTCGGTGGCCTCATCGAAGTACGGCCCGATCGCCTCCAGCTGCTCGGGGTAGAGCGCCAGCGGTTCCCCATCCTCGGTACGGAGTTCGGAGCAGAACCGGCTGAACTGGCGGACCTCAGCCGACGGCCGCGGTCTTCGTGCGCTTGGCCGCGATCTCGTCGATGACGTTCGAGGCCGCTGGGGCTTCTCCGTCACGGCGCTGCTCTTCGAGGAGCAGCCGCATCGCGCC